CTACAGCCCCAGTGCCATTGCCGGTGCTATACGATTCGTAGCCGCTGCGTAAGTCGCAGCTCGTCAGGTTAGGAAACACGTTCTCCAGAGAAACCGCAAAGTCTTCGGGCATATTCGCCAGTGAATCGCGGGCATTCCAACCGCGCACAGGCGCAGGAATACTTACGCTTTGCGATGTTTTGACTCTTTTAGCGTTGTTATTAAGCGGTTCTAGCATTTTGGGATGGCGCTCGAGTCGCTGCGGGGCGCATCAGCGCCTGCTGCATTGTTGTGGTTTGTGGATAATTTCTGCTTGGATCGTAGTTGATTATGGGTATATTCGGCGCAATTTGTACACGGGGCGGCGCGACATAAGGTTTCGGGGCAGCATAAGGCGCTGTATTTCTTCCCGGCGTATTTATCCGCGCAATCGGGGTGGTGTTTATTGGCCTCGCGCCAGAATTAGTATTAGAGACATTAGCGAGGCCTGGGTATGCCTTGAGATAGGAGCTTGTCGGGTGTGAGCTTGAAGCAATATTTTTATTTTCCGGCTCGAAAGTTGTGATTTTTCTATTGCCGCCTCGTAAATTACTAAATTGAGTCGGCGTTAAATTAACTCCCGATTTATTTATAGAGTTACCGATGGTACCAATAGTCGCAGCAGTTTTTGCGATATTGCCTAGGGTAGTAACAGCTTTGGCAGCTTTTACAGCATTTGCGGCTGTGGCTCCTGCCTCATAGGCTGTGCCTAGTTTCCCTCCGGCATAATTACCTATTCCTGCAATACCAGCCGATGTCAAAATTTCTTTCCAGTCCCCCCCTTGTAATGCTGAACCGCTACCGGCAAGTGCAGCCGCTAAGGCCCAATGCCCTGCAAAAATAGCCCCAATTGATAACGCAGTACCAAAGGCTTGCTTTATCGTAAACTTTCTTTTCGGGCGCTGGTTTTTCCATTGCACCAAGCGCATGGCGTAATCCATCGCGGAGAATTTTTGTAAATCCGTAGCCGTCTTTGGATTTATGCCGTTATCGGTTAGAAATGTCAGAGAATTTTGCGCGTGTGTATATCCAGGCTTGCCCGATGCTATATTTTGATAACTATCAAAAGTGCGAGCGCCGTCCGCATAAGTCTTAGAATACTGAAGGCCCATGCCGGGGATTTTTGGATCAAATCGGTGATAACCATCCGCATTGTGATTTGGATCCCAGTTTGGATTCACCCAACCCTCTTCACCGAATTGCGGAAGGTTGCCGGGAGTCTTTAGTCCCTGGCCGATATTCGGGTTAGGTTTCCCAGCGACTAATGGTTTTAACTCAGGTTTGGCGCGTGGCTTTGACGCCCCTGTCTTTTGTGCTGGTGGAATATATTGTCCGGCTGGAGTACCCATAAAATTAATTCGTGGGAATATTTAACTGTAATAACAGGGCTTTTGCCATCTGATCCCAATCAGCAGTAATTATATTTCCTGCTATGTTAGTTTCCCCTCTAAGTCTTAATTCTTTAGGGTTTGATATTGGAATATTGGCATCAACATTGAAGCGATCACCGCTTATTCCCGCATTGACAGCTTGCGGCACCATGTTATTAATTTCCACATTACCGTAGCCGGACAGGTTGTTGCCGCCTCGAACCGCAACACCGGGAGCAACCATCCCGTTTTGAAAGCCAAGTGTCGGGTTTACGCTGCTTCCCCCGCCGAGAGGAATACTTAAAGCCGGATCGGCAGTTAAATTATCAACTGGAAAATCATCTGGCACCCCGTACTTAGCCTGTTCTTCAGCATAATATTGTTCTAACAACGCTGCGATTTCTTCTTCTGTCGGCATTACGCCCAGCTCCCTTCGGGGATGTAGACGCCGCGTGTCGGGGTATTGCCCGTCATATCTAACATCGGCCTACCGCCTGCGCGAGACGTTTCCATCGCCAATTTCTGCTCGTAGCTTCGATAGTCTTCAGAATAATCGAGGCCGTTCTTTTTCTTAAAGCGCCAGATTATGCCCATTTCCATTAAATGCTCATCGAGCACGCCAGTATCGGTATCCGCTGTCCATTTCGACTGATTAGCGCCTGCGGCAGACTGGCAAAAGTAGGTGGACTGGTATTCAAACACCCACGTATTCCCGGCTGGTGGAGCTGGGTATGCGTATAATTTGCCGCCGAATATGCGATAGCTTGCATATGGGCCGGTAGCCGTTCGGGCTTTCAGTGCTTGCCATTCGATGGGCGATAGTGGGCCACGCACGGGTTGGGTGAGTGTTCGATCCCAAAACGTTGAGCTGGTGATATAACTAAAGCCTGGGGCGAGAGTTGTCATGACGCCCTGCAATTCAGCGGCCAGCGAAGTGTGCGTGACTTCGAGTTGTGTCGCAGGCCACGAAAATCTGTCTAACAACTCCCGCCCTTCCGTATTGGCCATTGCTTGTAGCGTGATGACGTTTTGATCTATCGAGCCAATCACAGCTCCTGGCGATGGCAACCCAATCGAGTCACACGAATTTTGGACTATTGTCAGAAGTGTCATGCTGCCTCTTTTCTCGGCCTACCGCGTTTTGCATGGCTGGGACGAGAGTCTAGATCTGATTGTAGTTCTGAGATTTGATCTTTCTGCGTGTCCAGCAGCGTTTTCATATCAGCCATTTGCATACGCAAAGCGGAAATTTCTTCTGCTGCTTTATTCGTTTCGGCGTTCTCTAAATAGCTTTTAGCTTTTTGAACTAACGACACACTGCCCATGCCGAGCCGTCTAATCGTATCAGCATTAGCTTCGCCTAAATCTTCAACTGTCCTGACACCGGCTTCTTGGCATGTTTTAAGTTGAGCAGGTGTAACACCGGGCCAATTCTTAATGTCTAGGCCGTTGGCTGGGACTTCTAATCCAGCTTTCCACGCTTCGTATGCTTGAATATAGTATGGAACCGGCCCGTTTCGGCGTTTATCACCGAAGCGCCATTCATCCAGTTGCTTTTCCGTAATAACTTTCTGCACAACCGAAGTGCCTTGGCACCCAGTCGGTGTGAGGTTAGCTATTTCGACATCTTTAAAGACAGGCATCCCTTGTTCGATAGATGCATTCCGATCTTCTTCGACGCTTAACTCAAAATCGATGTAACAAGGGCGCTCTACGTTATCGCTTGGGCGGATTTCAACCATAAATGTCTCCAAAGATTAAAAGTGAGCGCCCCAAAAATAGGGCGCTCATAAAGGAGCTACTTAAGGCCTAATTAAGCAGCGGTTCCGTCATCCATGAAAGGATATTGGATCTCGAACTCAGCTAAACCCGCCGATGGTGTCCCGATAGCCGAGGCACCTTTTGCAAGTTTCACTCGATCACCAGCCACAACAGCATCATCAATTTTGCCTGCCGTAGCAGTCGCATAGACTAAGCCGTTGTCTGCATAACCAGCCAACACCGTCCCGACACCTTTGCCATAAATCTGATACCAACCGTACTGACTAGCAACATTCAGGGACATAGATACGCCGACTGGGCCGATGGCATTTGCCGCCAGCAACGCAGTGGTGTTGTCATCTTGGTTAAAGGTGACAAATGATCCGACGAGCGTTGAAGCAACACCCGCAAGATAGATAAACATCCCAGCTCCATATGCAGTCGAGGCGGTATCGTTAGCTTGCACGATAGTCCCCAGCACTTGGTTTTGAGTTGTCGAAGTGTCGGCAATATTCTGCATGCCGGCGATTGGGTTTATTATTTGATAGTCAGACATAATTTTCTCCTGATCTGATTCCCGTTAAGCCTTCATTACGCCCTGAAGCGAACGATTGCTTACAGTCATATTGCCCTGCCAAATAATTGGCAAAACCTGTGCGTCCTGATTCACCGATGATTTCTCGGGGACTTCCGTCCAGTTTGCGTCGCGATGAGCGCAAATGCCGATGTAATCAGTGTTCAGGAAGTATGCGTGTTGATCAGGCATACCCGCCGCTAGACTGTCATATACCACATCCGCTCCCTTGTACTTGAGCGAGGTAGTCCCTGTCTTCAGATCTGTCGTATTGGTATAACGCTGGATGCTGGTTTGGCTGTTATCGAAGAACGTAAAGTACGTGTCATCCATTACAATCAAATCAGGCTGATCGTTATTACGAGTCAGATTTAACCACAACGGCAACATCAAACTTTCGATAGTTGTTGCTGATGGCGTGATAGCGCCGCCACCTTGAAGTGGTGCCGCTGCTGATTGCAATATCGATTTCCAGAACGTATAAGTCGCGGAATTAATGCCGCCAACCGTACCCGTTCCAGCATCGGACACAAGCGCTTGCAAACCGTTGATTTGGTTTGCAGCAGTGCCGTCGCTGTAGATATCAACCGAGAAGTTGTTACCAGCGGTTTTCATCGCATTCTTCAGCTTGTTTTTAACGAGCTTGATAATGCCTTCTTTGCCGCTGTTCTGCCGAACTTCAAGGCCGCTGGCTACGACGTTAATCGCAAGCTGCTTCCACGCGAAATTGGCAGCAGTAAACACTTCGCTTTGCGCTATGTCTAACGTGTCATAACCGCTATAGCGTTGGTAGGTGCCATTCTCGGCATAATCCAACGGCACCTGAATTTCCCAGCCGCCGGAGATCAGATCAACCCGATCCTTTTCCGTCAGACGCTGGTGCAACGCAGTGTGATTACTCACATTATCTGTGACGTACTTGTTCTTAAAATGACGATACGTGATCGCCGAAATTTCTGTAAAGCTACTATTAGCTGGCATGATTAAACACCTTCTTTATCTACGCTGAAATGCGCTCGTCGACTAAGGCTCCAATAAAATCATCTACATTGTTTGAATGAGCAACACTTGGCGGCAATGTGCCAGTCGATTGAATGTTAGTTCCCCCAGCGCGTCGAGCGTTTGCGGCAGTTTGTTTTGCCTTGGCGACTCGATCTACGTTTGCTTTCGCTTGGCGATCAATATCCATCTTCGACGAAACATTATCATTGGCCGCTGCGGCCATCTTGTATGCTAAGTCTAAATATTGATCCGAGCTTAATCCGGGTTTACTTTCTTTCAAGCTAACGACGATAGGAACCATGTCATCATGGAGATCCTCATAAAACGGATGCGCTGCCGCAAAATCGTTTATGACGCCGCTTACAACTTGGCCTTGCTGGTGTAACTGTTGCTGGTTCTGTTGTGCAATATGATTTTCTTGAGCCTGCAAACGTTGCTGCAAATCAACAATTTGAGGATCGCTAGGGGCTTGTTGCTCTCCAGCGTGTTGGTTAGCTACATCGGCTAAGGATAATCCGCGACTTTCGAGAAGATAACTAGTAAACCCAATCGGATCTCTTTGCGCATAATCAGATAAAGAAAGTAGCTGTTCAAAACCCTGGGCTACATTCATACCGTTCATCGCAAATTGCTCACGCCTTGAGCCAGCTACCTTGTCAAGATCTTCGTAATATTTCCTTTGCTCTGCAACTTCCATTGTCTTTTTCGTGTAATCAGCCTCTTGCTCCTTAACGCGATCTGAAATCCATTGCTGGCTCTCAGGCGGTAAAGCGTAATATGCTTCACGATCTTTCGCCGACATCGACTGGGGTGCTGTAGTGATCTGAGATTCAGGCTCAACACTTCCCTCGTCGGTTTCGGTTTCCGCCGATACTTCGACGGCTTCTTGGGGTACGGATTCCTCCGCACGATCCCTAATTTCTTCTTCAACAGGCGATGACTCAATATCGGATGCTTCGGCGGCGTCGAACTGCTCGCCAATAAAATCCCCAATAGATTCCTCTACCGGCTCTGCACCAATTACCGCATCATCAGTCATATTCTCACCCTGTTGGTTACCAATCAATTTCGTGGGCCATGTCTTGTGCGGCGCGATCAACAGCTCGATCTATTGCTTCCTCATGCCGTTGCCGCCCGTACTTTTTAACATCTTCAAATTCGCCCTTCTCATGGATACGACATCCATGCTTCAATAAATTCTTTGCGTGTTCGCGCTTCCCGTCGATAATGTCGCCAGTGATTGGGCATTCATATGCCGCATAATCACCAACCACATACGGCCCAGACGCACGCTTCTCTGATTTGGATACAGACTTCCCGTAACTCGATCTGTCCCAGGAAATCTTATCGTAATTGTCTTTATATGCGCTCATAGTTGGATTATTGCAACATATTGCCCATGTCATCAACCACAATCGTGGTTTCAGTCATTTCTGGCTCGCCAGCCACCAGCATTGTTGTTTCGGCTAACGGCAAATTAGTCGCCGACACCACAGATTTAATGCGATCCATAATTTCAGCAGCCCGAGTAATCGCCTGCTCTGGATCGGCGGGCCTGTTTTCGCCCTCATTAAATTCCGCCATGATTGCCTTAGCCAGCTCAACTTGCCGCTGCTTATCGGCTTCCATCGCCTCGAACTGCATCTTTTCGCGAGCCATCAGCATGTCTGCTTGTATTTTATTCGCAACATCAGGCTCTGGTTTCTGCGCTTCAAATTCCTTAATAGCTATCTCGCGCTCACGCAATACCAGTTCTTTTTCTTGCATCGCTAGATCTGCTTGCTTGATCTGAGACTCTAACGTCATCTTCGCTTGATCAATCTGCATTTTCTGCTGAACTTCTTGCTGTTTGATCTGAGCTTCCTGCTGCTCAATCTGCAATTTCATCTGCAATGCTTGCTCGACGCCAGTCCCGCCCTCTTCGCCTTGGGCCTGCGTTGGATCGTTCTCACCGATCATGTCTAGCGCATCCTCAACTTCGCGTCCGAGCTTGAATCGACGCACCGCCGCCATAATCATTGCTTTAGCCGCCTCTAGTGGCAGATACCCAGACTCAACTGCTGGGCCAGCATCGGCAATAAATGCTGAGACACCTTGGAGTAACTGAGTGATAGCCTGTTGATCTGCGGCGTAATCACCGGAGATCGTAGAATCTGTCTCAATATCGACGCGGAAGCTGCGCTGCTTATCATCGCGCAATAATTGTATGCACTCCTCCCACGTCGGTTTTTCCAGAATCTCCATAATTTCCGGGGGTATCTCTGGTGGCTGTTGTGGCGGCTGTGGCTGTTGTGGAGGCTGTCCAGGCTGTCCAGGTGGCCCCAT